TAGCGAATGAACGATCCGTTCCGCGTCGTCCTACTTGCGTCCTATTCTTCTATCTCTGGAAAACAGGCAGGATCAGTCCCGTCTGCGTATCTAGCAATAAACTCAATCTTCTTCCATACGGAAAGAGATTCGGTTTTCATTGTCCTTTCAGATAACCACTCAAACTGCTCACAAGTGAGAAGCATCTTTGGTTCTGGTTGAGCAAGTGCTAGGAAAAGAGGTAAAAACATAGGATGAACGTAAGGGTATTATACCCCTGATGCAGATATTTATCAAGTGAGTTTTGTAAAATGTGATACAAAACCCTACAGACTCAAAATTTTGCCGGGATTTTTTCCGACGATCCGGGGAATCACTTTCGCTTTTTCTTTTCGGGTGACTTATAACCCCACGTCTTGGGATTAGATTTCCCGTCAGTCCATTTCATTCCCCTAAAATCACGATACTTATCCCAATACTCGTCAAAGATATCAGACTGGAGACCTTGAACAACATCATACTTTTGCACATTATTATCGCCGTAAGTCACAAGATAGGAGTCTCTTGGTAGAGAACTATCATTCGCAAAAGATGGATCACAGTCTGCATGAATAATGTTAATGCCCTTTCCCATCAAGAACGACCTCCCCATTGAATGTCTGGATAGGCTTCTGAAACAATTTCTTTCGTAATGTTATACTTATCAGTGAGTTTCTTGTCTTTAATTAAACAAATAATCTCAGATTCAAGGGGGTGCAAACCCTCAAGAATATTGATAAACATTGTTTCACGACGAATACTACTCATACCATCATTACCACCTTTCAGAAAATGGTAAAAGTGTTTAAATTCTCTACGAATAGTAGTATGTCCTTGATTATCACTAGATCCCAGTGAAAATGATCCAGTCTCATGCATTTTACGAACCTCTTCAGTGATTTTAGTCGTCAAAGAACCACTGTGAGATGCTTGATCCTCAAATCCAGAATAAGGAACTGGACCTTCTGGAAGCATGGAAATAATCGATTCATCGAAGTTCCAAATAAGAACTGCTTTCAGAGAAGGATCTCCATACTTTTGCAGAACCTCAACTTTTTTAGCATTTGATCTTTGCTTCGATGCAAGATCAAGAACTTCAAATACAAAAGGATTTTTTGGTAGTTGTGGAAGAGCAGTAACCTTTATAGATTTTGGTTTTGTCGTACTACTCGTCGATGTCTTCTTCGTCGTTGCTTTCGTAGTCATGATAGTTTTCAAAATTAAATGCGATCACCTCATCTGGAATCAGGTTACCCTGATTATCAAACATTTCGGGGTGAGGTCTTGGAATCTCCCGATAGTTCATCATGTATTCTCTAGCAGTCCAACCAACCAATAGTCCCACTACAAGAAAAAGTACGGTTAGAAAAGAACCGAAAACTAAACTAATTGCGAGCATTTTTCTTACCTCGGGAAACTACTTTTCTCTTCTTTGACTTAAGTGAGAATTCAAAATAGATGGTAACTTCCCGATTTAGAAAGCAAACCATCTTTTCAAAGATGATGTGGAATGGTTGCGTTTGCTTTCTCTTACCTCCATGAAGAATAAGTTCAACGCCACGATTAACGCGGATCTTATTTTTATTTATGTTATTTTCAGACGAGTTGTTGTTCTTTGAGGAATTTGATTGTGTCAACGGATCCTCCTAATTTCTTTTCATCACAAATCACTTGAGGAAAAGTTGATCCTTCCCCAAACTCAGCATAGAACTCTTCTTTAGTAAAGTCCTCACCAAGAGTATACACCACAAAGTTACTTCCTGTCAACTCTAATACTGATTTTACTTTGTGGCAATATGGACAATTATCTTTAGAATAAACTGCAAAATTCATAGTTTTTTATTTTGTACTAATTTGTGTATCAAAGAAAAACATTTGCCAGAGTCTGGAATTTTCCATCACTGTTCCAAAATATTCGGATGCGGAATGAATACAACTCGCATCAAAAATAAAGAGGCGATTAAAAACATTTCCACAAACATCAACCGGTTCAAAATATGTACCGTCTAGGTGACATCCACCAGGAACTCCTGCCCAAGCAATGTCCCAACCTGGATCAAAATAAGTTCTAGCACCATCTTTCTTAGTAGCGTAAAGACTTGTTCCACACTGATATGGAGCGCCTGGAGTTAAGTATAGCATACCTCCCCACTTCTGACTATCACAGTGCCATACTAATGGTTCACCAGAGTGTGCATTTTGGAATCTCCCATTCATAGGATGAGTTTCCCATGCAGTTATTTTTTGTCCAATAATCTCTTCAAATGATTCTTTAAGACCTGGCCAAAGAAACTGTTGTTCAGTTCTTCTACCAATAAATCCTCTACCAAATCCACCTTCAACATACTCTTGCTGCAGTGCAAACTCTCTAACTGCATGAGGATCATCATAAAAATTATCAACAATCCAAACAGTTGGTTTTTTGTTGGATGCGAAAGTAAATGGTGATATTGGTTGCGATTGATCAATAGTTTTTTTATAAAGAAGACCACCTTCAATGGGAAGGACTTTTTCAAATCCCAAAGATTCTATAGATAAAACTGCTTCTCTTGTACCGTCAGACCATTCAACGTCATCCATGATACAGTATCCACCTTCGATTACTTTTGGTCCATACTTATTAATATCACGAACAGCTTGTTCTGTGTGTTGTCCATCTACATGAAGAAAACAAATATTATCAATCTCTGGAGCATCATCACTCTTCTGTTTAATTATATTCACATAATCATGAAGATTTAATTCATCCAAACCCTTTATGAATCTACCATAAACCTCATCAAAAGGAATAGATTTCCAATAGTTATGGTGAGGTCCCTCATATCCTTCTAAAGAAGCTTCTGTTGTCCAAGGATCAATACCATGAACAACTCCCTTACCTAATTCCATCAAAGAAGATGCAAGAGGAAATAAACTCTTTCCACCAAAAACACCAATCTCAACACAAACTGGATTATCAATGTCCTTTGATATTTCTTCCACACAGTCCATCATTAAATACGCTTTTTCTAGCGTACACCATCCCCATTGATTACCATATATTGAGTCAAATTTTTGATATAAATCTGCTATTTTTTCTCTAGCAGATTTTTTTACTGGACGATCTGGAAGTAAAAACTCCTTAACTCTAGGTAAATCAAAAATAATTTTTGGTAAATTTTCTTGAGGATAATTCTTAAGTATTGTATTTACCTCACCTGATGGAGAAATACTTCCTTCCTCCAATTCTAAGTTTTCCAAAAACTTTTTAGTTCCATCGTCAGTATACTTTTTATTTTCTAAGAAAGAAAATGTATCATCATAATGTGTAAAAGCTTGAGATTTTGCAATTCTTCTTTCGGCAGATCCCATCCAAGAAAAATGCCAACCAAGATCTTCGATATTTACACCATCATGATTTATGTAACCAATTGGATATGGGTTGTTAGCATTTGATCTAATTTGTGTTGGAGTTGCATTGCGAAGATGCATTTTGGTACAAATGAACATTCCAGTCCATGGTTTCGGAGTGTTAGTATCTTTAAGATACACTCTCAGATCAGCCCTACCCTCAAGATGAACAAGTGGTATTCTAATAACATGAGATAAACTATTTTTAATTATAGGAATAATCCAACTCAGATATTCTGGGTTAATGATTTCATCCATATCACTATGAATAAAAACAGTATCTTCATCATAGTCCTTAAGGACTCTGAGAAGAGAGTCTTTTTGCATTCTTTCTCTAACCCTTGATCTTAAAGAGTTAAGATTTTGATTATTACCCTCATAGCAATTAATTCTATCAATATCATTGATTATTAAATACTCATCCTCAGGAATTTTGAGATCGATTATTTTTATTTTATCTGTTGGAATATTCAGTTCCTCAAGTGTTTTTCTAAGACCATATTCTATAGGAACTCCACTTTGTGTTTTGTTTGATTCACAAATCACAAATTCATCAACATGATCTTTAAGGATATTATATCTAAGTTCTAAAATTTCCTTTCCGGTAGGATCAAAATATGGAAAAAAATCAACTATTTTAGTCATCTATTAAAACCCCAAACTTTTTTTTCTTACAAATTCCAAATCAAACTTAGTGTATTTTGAATCTAAGGATTGATTATTAAAAGGTGTTGCATATGAATTTTGTACATCATATATATCCCCCCATTTTTCTGATAGATATTCGAGTTCATTTATACTTCTAGAAGAAAATAATTTTGGTTTAAGACTTTCATCAATTCTCCAAGTTTGAGATCCAGAAGTAGCATAGTCCACATCTCCATGAAGATAATCAATATCTAAACAAGAAGATTTTATATTTTCCTTTTTCAATCTAATTAGATAATCAATATCTTCACAATAAGCTGGGTAAAGATTTTCATCAAATAATCCACACTTCTGGACAACCCAATCTTTTATCAAGAATAAATCATAACATCCACTATCATATCCACTGGATTTTTTAGAGTGAACAGTTCCAGCATCAGTATTTTCTGCTGCATTATACATTTTTTCCAATAAACCTGGAGTAAACATAATATCATGATTAGAAATAATCCAATATGGTTCAGTCAAATAAGACTTAATAATAAAATTCCACGATCCACTAACACCGAGGTTAGAAGGCATATGACAGACGTGAATGTTTTCAACCAAAGAATGTCCTGCATCACGTATATTATTCAATTCATCATCAATTTCACCCCT